CAACAGTGTAATTACTGTTAATAGTCATACTTGTTCCAGTGTATGAAGTTATAATACCACCTATTGCAAAAGAGTTATTAGGACTACCAATTGCTACTAGACCTATAATAGTTCCTGGAACATATCCGCTTTGTGTAGAACTAATATTAACTGTTAGAGATTTAGTTCCAGTACTGATTGTAAATGTATCAGTACTAATTAACGTATCAAATCCAGTACCGCGATTTCCTTGTATCCCTTGAATACCCTGTATCCCTTGAATGCCTTGAATGCCCTGTGTTCCTGTATTGCCCGTAAGTCCCTGAACGCCTTGTATGCCCTGAATACCTTGAGCGCCATCGGCTCCAGGTGCTCCATCGGCTCCAGGTGCTCCATCGGCTCCAGGTGCTCCATCGGCTCCAGGTGCTCCATCGGCTCCAGGATCTCCCTTAGCACCGACAATATTTCCATTAATTGTTAAATCGCCACCTTGAGTTATGGACAAAGGAATACGATTAATATAAATGGTATTTGTGCCTACCCATAGACTACGCCATTGTGTAGAACTCGATCCCAGGTCGTAGGCTAAATCTGCGTTGGGTAAAATAGAACCAGGTACACTCAGTGTACCTCCTGCACTAAACAGCCAATCTTTATAGTTACTTGTTCCTTCTGGAGTTGTACGAATCCTGATATTTTTACCATTGTACGAATCCATGTGTAGGGCACCGAGCGTATCAGCTGGGTCGTAACCAATGTAGGTGCCACCTAAACTATCTGTTATTCCATAACCATTACTAGAAGTAGATCCATAATCGTATAATTGTGCGCCATTTGCTAAAGTTATATAACCATTAGAAGCAAGACTTACTACCGATGAGCCGCTAGTTAGTTGCCATATTGGGCCAGTTAATCCGTCACCACTTACAAAAGGCACACCATTTAGTGTAACTGATCCAGAAGTGGATAATGCAAGGGTATATGTACCGGCTACCAATGTGGATGTTGATACAACTATTCCAGAAATTTGATTGGTTAGTTCGCCAAAATTGGCATTGATTTTATTGAAAGCAACTCTTAAGCTGTCGCCGTTGCCTGCATTTGGGCTAGAACCTGTGTTTACGTAATGGATTGTCATAATGTATAGCCCTCAGGCTTCCTTGATACGGTATTTAGTTTTACCTTTTATAATCCGAATGTAAATAGTTGATGTTGATAGAAACACTCAAAGTTAAAATTGAATATACTCGTACCAGCAAGTACAAAAAGTCACATGCATATACTAGATATCGAACTGTAGTGGTTCTTAAATGCGATTCCTGCAATACTGTATTTGAGCGAGAGCAAGGATCAATGGATCGGAAACGTATCAGCAACGATTATCAGCATGTCTGTTCTGGATGTAATCCAAAACAATTTGCTCAAAAAGCTGGTGTAGAAAATAGAAAGTTTTGGAACACTCCGGCGGATAGCGATACCAAAATCTAATTGACAAAAGCGACAGTTTCAACTATAATAAATACTTCTGGGTTACAGCCAAAACTATTGAAAGAAATAAAATGACTTGTTTAATCCTCAACGCTGACGCATCTCCAGTATCCATGCTTCCTTTGAGTACAATTTCTTGGGAAGAAGCAATAAGATATATGGTTTCTGACAAGGCTATTGTACTAGAATGGTACGACAACTGGATTGTTAGATCAGAAAAGTGGAGCACACCGGTGCCTGCTGTTATGATCTTGAAAGAATACCAAAAGAAAAAGACTGGAATACGGTTTTCCAAACAAAACGTATTTCTTCGCGACGGCTATGCTTGTCAATACTGTGGTGACGATGTCAGCCGTAAAACTGCTACACTGGACCACATTTTGCCAACAAGCCACGGCGGTAAGACCACGTTTGAAAACACTGTCTGCGCCTGCGGCCCTTGCAATGCCAACAAAGGCAACAACAAAAAGATTGTGCCCAAGCATATGCCTGTCAAGCCTACATACTTTCAATTGGCTGAAAAGCGTAAGAGAATGTTATGGGATTTCCAACATCCAAGTTGGGCTAACTACTTGACATAAAAAAAAGCGCCGGAAGGCGCTTTTTTATGATTTACTTTTCACGAAATACTATACGACCTTTGCTAAGATCGTATGGGCTTAATTCGCATCTAACTTTGTCGCCCAGCAACACCTGTATCTTGTTCTGGCGCATCTTACCACTGATATGCCCTAATATCACATGGCCTTGTTCTAATTTTACTTTGAACATAGCATTGGGCAACACTTCCTGTACAATTCCACTTGATGAAATTTGATCTTGCTTAGACACGATTAAACACTTTCTCCTTTTAGTCCGTTGATGACCAGCTCCTTGGCTCTCTTATCCAAATCAACCAATTCAGCTTTGTGTATATTTACTGCCATTTGAGTCATAAAATCTGTTACGGCAATTTTACCTCGATCAGTAAAGTAACAATATTCCGGACCTACGGCACTGTGGTGGTAGAATCGACTGTCTCTAGTCAACTCGCAGAAGCCACCGAACATTAAATTTTTAACAGCTTCTTTGTCCATGTTATAGTTTTTCACCTGCTGTAAAACCTCGGAATCGAAGAGCCCGTGGAAAGCGGAGGCTGTATACGTCTTCACTATCTTGGCTCCGAGTAATTGCATCTGCTCGCACTTCCAGGACTTGACCAATGACCGAATCGTCAACTTCGGCTCTCTGATCATCTGTCCAGCCAGAGCCAACATTAACACGGATGAACTTGCCATCCTCCGTACCCTCGCAGATAACTGCGCCCATTTTGCCTTCATTTTTACCTGTTCCTGGCTCAATGCCCACAATAGTCAAACTTACTTCGATGAATGGCTTTTGTTTCAGCCAAGCCACGTGACGTTTGCACACATAAGGTGCATCTATGTCTTTGATCATAATGCCTTCAAATCCTGCGGCGATAGCATCTTTGTTGTATTGTACAAATTGTATTTCGCCAACGGCTGTACCCAGATCAACTTCAAGTTGTGGAATAATATCAATGCTGCCAACTTTGTCCAGTGTGGCTTTCAAAGAGCGAAGCAGATTGGAACGACGACGTTGTCCCATTGTGCTTTTACCTGCAAGAAATTCAGACAATGGCAGGATGTCAAATGCCATTAGACGTGCATCACCTGCTTCGGCATCGCTTTTACGATGAACTTGCTTCATAAGTGCTTGGAAACTTGAACTAACAACCTCACCATCAATCACCATACTGCGTTCAAACAGTTCAAAGTTGTCTTCAATGCCTTTGGTAATGTGCCCAAAGTTTTCCAAAATCTTGCCATTGCGGCTGTAGATTGTAGCAGAACGAGCTTCTGCATTGATAATCAACAATGCGCGAACACCGTCCAGTTTTGGCTCCAGCAATTTCTTGCCTGTTACCTTGCTTTCGTGATTGGCACCATCGTGTGCCAACATGCATTCAAACAAGGGCACAGCGTTCTTTTTAATTTTGTTTACAGTCTTCTCACTGACGCCACATCGCAGGTCTTTGATCAGGATACGACGATACCAATCATTCCACTGACTTTGTGTGCTGGCGCCAAGTGCCAGTTCAATTGCACTACGAGCATCATCGCCTGTGAGTTTTCGTGTGCTCAACAGATTACAAAGTTCTTTGAATGCAACCCAAGGAAGTCCTTGTCCGTCTGGACCACCGTGTGTGGGAACTTTCTTGACACCAAACGTGACAAACGGACTAAGAGCCAGATTGAAGCCTTCGAACAACTCGGTGTTGTGTGCTTGGGCTTCGATGATGGCTTCTTTGTTGAGACGGCTAGGGTGGTCTTCAAGACTACGAATAACGGAATCGCAGGGATCGTGCATTAGAGTTTCCATTTGTTAACTTATGCAATTATTATACAATGTTTTTGACAAACTGTCAATTGATTTTTACCATTTTAAACGGAAAAACTGCTGCCGCAACCGCATGTGGATTCTGCATTGGGATTTTTGATAGTAAAACTGCTGCCAGACAAGTCGTCCTTGTAGTCTACAGTGGATCCTTGCAAGTATTGCATACTGATTGCATCTACCAACAAAGTCATTCCGGGTCGTTCAACAACAAAATCATCTTCGTTTTGTTGTTCATCAAATGTAAATCCATACTGGAATCCCGAACAGCCGCCACCTTGTACGAAAGTACGCAATTTTAATTTTGGATTGTTTTCTTCTGCTAGTAGATCTGCTATGCGTAACATTGCAGGTTCTGTGATATTAACTTGATCCATGTTTTTTCCTATAATCTTCTACTGCGGCTTTGATAGCATCTTCTGCAAGTATGCTACAATGTATTTTAACCGGTGGTAGGGCAAGTTCCTCAGCAATTGTTGAATTAGTAATCTTTCCCGCTTGGTCAAGTGTTTTTCCCTTGACCCATTCTGTAACAAGGCTTGAGCTTGCAATGGCTGATCCGCATCCGTATGTTTTGAATTTGGCATCTATAATCACTCCGTCTTCTACTTTGATTTGCAACTTCATAACGTCGCCGCAAGCGGGCGCACCTACCATTCCGGTGCCCACGCTGTCGTCAATTTCAAATTTGCCCACGTTGCGTGGATTCTCATAATGATCAATTACTTTTTGTGAATATGCCATGTTATATCCTAAAACTTTCACCACATCCACAACGATCGCGTTCGTTGGGATTTTGAAACTCAAACCCTTCGTTTAGTCCGTTACGAACATAATCAACAATCATTCCTGTTAGGTAAGGTTCGTGTTTTTTGTCTATCACAACAGCAAAATCAGATGTTCCTGTGATGTGGTACAATGCATGTTCATCCACAAGTTTGTCAACATATTCCAACACATACGCTAGGCCACTGCATCCTGTGGTTTTTACACCCACTTTGATTCCTATGCCATGTCCCCTACTGAGTAGTTGTTTTTTTATTCTGGCGTGTGCTATTTCGGTAAAAGTAATCATCACTTGCCGTCATAGTCTTTGACAGGCCCGCCGTGTATTTCACTTTTCATTTTCTTGCCACGTAGTTTTACTCCAGTGCCTTTTTTGCCCTGGGTACCAGTGCCTGCGGTATGACTACTGTCGTGTTTTAACATGCCAAGGCTGACACACTGGCTGTACCGTACATTGCTCAAACGAGAATGGCCCACAGAGCATTCACTCGATGTGGGCGCTTTAAGTTTCTTTTCTGCTAACAGTTCTATAACTTTCATACTTCTATTTATTTAAATAGAATCAATCCCATCAATACTGTTTGTGCCAAAAATCCCATGCAAATGGTAGCGATGTACAAAAAGTTCTTTTCAATGAGACTTTTGAAGAACAGCGTAGTAAGTGCCGCCCATACAAAAATCATCAGATCCACAGGAGGCAATTTATCTCCTTGCGCCATCAGTACTGCAACCAGTGTAGGAATGCTTGCAAAGTGCATAAGCACAATAGTGATCCATCCCAGTGTGTGAGCACTAACATGTCCCAAATGAGTTTTTGCAAATTCAAATATTCCCACAAACACATTTGCCATCGAACCAAATACCAAGTTAAAAATTTTCATAATGTTTCCTTATTTGTAAAAAATATGATTGCCAATTTTGGTAATCTTTTGGCGTTTCCAGCCCGGATTGATGTAGTCACCGTGAAAGTACATGGCTTCAGTTAGACTAGGCAATCTGAATCCTTCTAATAGAACTTTTTTGGCCACTTCCATGCTTTCGTTGTAGGTTGTGTTGTTTACAGATCTAGCAAGCACAGTGCGATCACACACCCAACTGAACTGACACAATACCTTTTCATACACGATGTTCTTTTGGTAAATTGTTTGGCAGATATCCGCAGGGTATAATCCACTTTCTGTTCTGTTTAATGTTACTTGTGCAACAGCAACCTTGCCTTCAAATGGTTGATTGCCTGCTTCGTAGTAGATATTCTTTGCAAGACAGGCCAGTTGCCTTTCTCTTACTTTGGTTGTAATTTGAGAACCTTCCACTGATTCAAACTTTTCCAGTTTGTCAGTCACTGTCCATTTCAACAAGGACACTGCCAGTGTCAATGCCAAAATCATCAACAAAAAGTTAACTCCTTTGATTATCATAGGTGACAACTCTGATGTAGAGTCTTTCCTATCTAGCACAATTTCAGTCATAATTGACCTCCTTCTTTGTTAGTTGGTAAAATAGTTATGCAATAGCACACTAGTTTAACAAAAACAACGGCAAAAGTCAAATATTCTGGTTATTTTATGCCAATTAGCATAAATCTACTAAATTTCCAGTTGGGATATTCAAAATCTTTTTGGCCGTTGAACAGTAGGGTACTAACCGGATAAGTTTGTACAAACTCATCTAAGCTACTGCTGTGTATGTGGTGATCTTCGTGCGGCATATTGTTGCCTTGAAGTGCTACAGCGGTTCCTTTTGGGATACTGTTCCACCAGTCCAAACATTCGAAATGCTCGGTGCTTGTATTTATAACTAGATCTGGGCCATTCCAATCTAGGTCTAATGCATTGCAATCCTGTGTCTTGGCTTTAAACTTCCAATTGTCAATAACCCAATTTTCATTGATCATGTCAGCAACTGCTTCACACTCTGGATCAACATCGTAACTGCGTATTTGTCCTATACGCATATTGCCCCTACTCTGTAACAGGAATGCACTCATGCCGTACCAGCCACCGTAGATCCAAATTTTATCTACAGAATCAAACAGCCGTTCTAATTCTTCACAGAGCCAAATCTTACTGCCAATCTGGCCACTGCTGAATGCATCGGCGTTGACTTGTTGTATCATGCAAAGTACAATTCCGGGTATTCAACTAACACATGAACACCACCTTGCTTGTATGCAGATACATAGTTTTCAAATATGTCATCCTTGTTTTTGCAATCCCAGAAGGTAATGTTCGGACACATTGATTTAAACTCTTCCAGGTAGTTGCCTTTGTGCTGGTGTCCAGGATCCAATGGCTTGTCAGATCCTTTGCCCAATCGAACAAATATGTTAGCAGTCTTTCCTGTCATCAATTGATATTTGTCAATGTGATTTACCAACTGATTCACTGCCAACACAATAAAATCCCACCTAGGATAGAATGTTATCACAGTCTTGCCAGCCATGGCCAACCCCAAAGTCATGCCCATTTGTGTTTCTTCCATCACTGGCACTTCAATCATTAGATCTTTTGATACACCAGACAATGTGGTGCTCATTGGATTGCCAGCATACACAATCTGCTGTCCAATAAAAACAACATTGTCTTGTTGTGCCAACCATGTCATGGACTTGGTCAACTCGTCTTTGTAGGGAGATAGGGGAGCAGCACTCATTATAAGGTTCCTTGAATTCTTTTAATAATATTATCAGCCATTACTTGATGGCACGACACAGATGGATGGTGATCTTTGGGTGTTACTTCAAATTCCGTTTCATCCCATTTGACTGTGAGTTCAGGATTGTATCCTTTGTTCTGCATAGCACCAGGACACATCAAATCTTCAATACTTCTGTAGGCGGTATTCTTGTATTCAAATGACAGTAAACGTTCTTTTAACCATGCGTCTTTTTCTATGAATCTTAGATATTCTGAAGGCCATGTAAAAATTGTTGTTTTAATTCCGTTGGCCTCGCATTCCTGCAACAATGCCTTAACATCATCCAGCCCTCTTTGTATGTAAGACTCTGTCCATGTGTCCATGGATACACCTTGAGCATCCAACCATTTGAAAAACTTATTCTTGTACTGAGATTGTCCGATACAGTGGTACGGAATATCGTGTTTTTCTCCATCAATTTCCATGATGAAGTTGTCTCGTTGCCACTGTGTTAACTGAAACACCAGGTGCGAGATTTCATTGTACTCCAATGGTTTGATTGGATCATTATACACTTTGGCATCTTTGTCTTTGTTGGTAAAGCAACTGCGCCAGTAAGCAACTGCGCCATGGTTACTGCCCCCGTTGCGTGGATGCACAAATTCATAGGTTCCAAAATGATTAGCGACCAGTCGAGGATATCTAACGGTTTCCATAAATTTGATATGGGAATCTCTAACAAATTCTGGATTGTATTGATCCGGCGGCGGTTCTTGTAAAGAATCAAGATTGCTGTAATAATAAAGTCCCTGTCCCCATGTGAATGAACAGCCGGCAAATACAATTCCTTTGGTTACTTTTGCATTTTGTTTACTTTTCATAATTAAATTTTAAAATGTTCCATTATTTCGTGTGCAAGCAACTTCATCGGCTCCAGTGCAGGATGCTTTTGATTGTAAAATTTTGTGGTGTCTGTTGTTGCTGCTGTAATTTGTTCTTTTATTACCAGTTCTCTCTGAATAATACTGTCTGAAATGCCTGGCCAATCCCACAAACTTCCTTTGCCTCTTTCCAAGAATTCAAATGCATGGCTGGCAGGAATATCCTGTCCTGCTATGCGAGCACGTAAGTTGTCTATTCTAAAGTCTGCCCAATCCAACAGGTGTTTCTTTGAATCGTGCAATGGTGCATGGCCGCCCATTATGGCCCATTGCACTGTTGGGTGAGTCTGTTTGATTTGACTTGCCCAGTTGTACATGCGTTCTGCTGTAATTTCTAGCACTGCATCATATCCAATTGCAGCGAACTGGTCAGTTTCATCTTTGATAAAATCTCTAACCAGTTCGCTATGAAACCAAATGATCAAATCTACCTGCTGAGGCGTGCCTGCTGTGGCATCAAGATACACTTCGGCTTGGGTCAGTTGGTAGTTGTTGCTGTTGCCACCCCATGCTCTGTTAGAAACTGCATGTCCTTTTTTCATCAACTGAAATTCAAACCATTGTGAAACAGATTTATCTATAGTCCACATATGACTGGGAGTAATTCCCCATGTGTCTCCTAATATTAAAATATTTTTCATCTGCTTTGATTTATTTTTTTAATTACAGCATCTGCCATAACGCGATGACACAGTAACGATGGATGACCATCTATTGGAGGTACTTCAAAATTTTCATGATCTTTTAAAATAACCAAACTGTTATCAGACAACATTAGTTTTTCTATGCTGGAAAAAGTGTTTCCGTTGTGATCCAAAGAAATCAATCTGTCTGCCATCCATACATCGTCTTTTATGATATCGTACATGTCTTCGGGCCATGGCATAATTAGAGTTTTGATTCCGTTGCTTTCACATTTTTGCAAAAACTCTTTTATAGAATTTGCAACATCCAACATTTGTTTTTGATGCAGTTCCCCAAGTGTTGTATTGTTGTCTTCTAATTGTTTCAGCAACACTTGATTGTAAGGCCTATCCTTGTCCCAGGTCAACCTAATTGGCATTGGTATGGTCCGGCCATCATGTTGTACAGAAGTTAAGGTTCTAGGCCATGCAGTAACTTGAAAAATCAAATGCGATACATCTTCGTAATTCAGCTTGGTTACTTCGTCAAACCATAAAGGATTCTGTTGCCGAACTTCCGACGGTGGTTGATTGTCGTATCGTCTGTCGGTGTAATCATATGCAGCTGACGGCACATATAGTGACTCTTGCGGACACTGATCAGCTTCGAAACATTGATTCCAATACTTGATCATACCATCGTTGCTGCCACCGTTGCTGGGCCGAACTATTTCGTATGTGTCAAAGTGATTGGCCACCAGCCGTGGATATCTACTTGCATCTTTGAATGCAAAATGTGCCCGTGTGTACAATCTAGGATGGTAACCAAAATTTTCGTCAATTGTTTGATCAAGGCTTTCAGAAAAACTGTAGTACCACAGTCCCTGTCCCCATGTGAACGAACAGCCGGCAAACACCATGCCTTTTACACTTTTGTTGGTATCAAACTTCATGTTGTTTTGTCGTCGGGGTTTTGTGAACTCCAGCTGATTTCCCAGGTTTTAAAATCAGCAGCTAGACAATCTACTTTGTAATCTTTTCTTCCACCCACAAGTTCTTGTATCTTGTTTTTTGCAGTGTTTCGAATTCCGTTCAGTCCGTGTGTCAACTCCAGATTGCCTTCTTTAACACCACGTCGGAAGTTGGACTCATTGTGCCAGATATGCAAATTCATCTGTGATACCACAACAATTGCACGGATGGTGTCAGCATCAATCTGGCCTCTAGTGTCATCCAGTATCATCTGTATATCGTGTACAATCTCTTCAATTTCCTTTGAGTATGCATCCTTGTGTTCGGAAATAAACACTTCCTTTAGTTGCACAATGCTCAATCGATCAATTAGATCACCCAGTGTTGGTAGATATTTTCTTTGTTTCATAGATTTGTAAAACTCCTGTTGTTGTTAGTTATAATGATTTGATACGCATCTATCAATTGTTTGATCCCGTAATCTAAATCATACAACGGTTGCCAGCCTAATTTTTCTATTTTTTCATTAGATACTGTGTAATTTCTTTTGTCAAAATCTTTGCTAAATTCGTCTTGTTTGATCACAAGGTTAGGAATATGCTGTTTTATCTTTTCAGCTAGTTCTAACTTGCTTAAATTGGCAGTGCTGAGACCCACATTGTATGCTTGCCCTTTACAACCGTCGTAATTGTTCATTATGAATTCAAATGTACGAGCAATATCCTGCACATGTATGTAGTTACGTTTGAAATGTGCTTCAAACAACACCAAGTATCCGTCTACCATTGCTTTGTACACAAAATCATTTACCAACAGGTCTTGACGCATTCGTGGACTCACACCAAACACAGTTGCAAGTCTAAGCACCACACCTTTTTTGTTGTGCAACACTGCATCCTCTGCATCGCATTTGGTTTTTGCATAAAGCGACAGCGGATTAAATGCACTTTCTTCTGTAATGATGCTGTCCGATGATCCATACTGACTGTTGGTGTTTGGCAGAATTAGCTGTTGGTTGTCCCTAATCACACTAACAATATTTCTGATTTGCTTGTAGTTTACATCTTCGGCCAATTGTGGATTTGCTTTGCAAGCAGGCATGCCCACAATAGCAGCCAACGGAATAATAACATCATGCCGTTTGACTGCATCCAACAACAGTGAAGTATCTCTAACATCTCCGTAGATGAATTTAAATCCTTCTCGTTTGAACAAATGCAACAGTGACAGTTGTTTGTACATGATGTTGTCCAACACTGTCACTGTGTGACCATTGGTTAACAAATGTTCAGCCAGAGTAGACCCTAAATAGCCAGCACCGCCGGTGATTAAAACTTTCATTTGAATTCTTCTTTGTTTGCCAGATACCAATCGTAGGCCTTCTTCAAACCAATATGCAATGGTGTTTTAGCAGTCCATCCTAGCACACGTTCAATCTTTGTAGAATCAATCTTACGTGTAGGGATCATGCTAGGCTTTCCAGTTACATACTCAATAGGATTGTTGTTGTCTACCAGTTGCTTCATTGTGAACAACACATCGTTCACAGAATACACATTGTTGCAACCTATGTTAAACACATCGTATGTTTCTTGTTTTTCAATTACCAATTGTAGTGCTTCAACGAAGTCATCAATGTACAATAGATCTCGCAATTCTGTACCATCTCCCCACACTGGGATAGGATTTAGATTGTCGGCTACTTTGCGAATAGTTGCAGGTGTTACGTGACACTTGGCAAAGTCGTACTTGTCATGAGGACCAAATAGATTGGCAGGACGAATAACCACAGTGGTCATTGGGTTGGGCAGATATTTGGCATACAACTCGCATTGTACTTCTGCATATCTTTTCATCCATCCTACTGGAAAGTAAACAGGATATGGTTCGTCGTACAAGAAGTCTGTTTCTGCCACTGGTACATCGCCTTTGGGAGGATACACTGTGTTGCTGCTGATAAAAATATACTTGCTGACCTTGTTGCGATATGCACTGTCAATTAAAAAATTATTCATAGCCACGTTGGGAGTAACGTGTGCCAATGGATCTTGCACAGTGTCTACCGCATTGCTGGTGCTGGCAGCAGCATGAATAACAATGTCAACGTTTTTAGTAACTGCAAGACAATCAGCATAGTCTGTTAAATTACCACTGACATATTCAACAGTGTCATGTTTGATTCGCGGTTGACGAGAATGCAAATGCACACGAATATTTGTATATCCATCTTCTACCAGTTTGTTGGTCAAGTTTTGTCCAACTAGGCCCGAGCCGCCTGTGATTAAAATTGTTTTGTTTTTCATTAGTATCCTTTTGGTTTTGTGTTAGCAGTCATATGATCAGTGTTCCATATAAAAGATATGTAACAATGTCTAACAAAATTGTTTGTGACTGGATTAACTGCATGAAATGGGTTGTGTTTGGTAAAATCCAACATGACAACGTTGCCACGCACAGGTTTTACTTTCATTACGACATCGGTGGATTCGTCGCGATTGATTACCAATTCTCCGGCACCATTGTTGTATTGTGTTTCAGGTGTTAGATACATCAACAATGCACACAATCTGCCCGGGTTTTGACCATCCCTATGCGGCTGTGTGTGATCGCCATTGATATATACTGATATTGCATCCTGTGCGTGAAGGTTTGAAAAATTTTCACCAATTTCAGGATAGAAGTTTCTTATGAATTTTTTGACAACAGTTTGAAACTGTTGCTTGAGATTGTCTGCTCCGCTGCTGGATTCATACCATCGTTGAGTGTCTAACAAATTCAATTGCTTTATTTTTTCTAACTTTTGATCTCGTAAATCTACTGATGTTTTGAACGGCCATTCTGGATCATTGTGAAATCCCATGACTGAGAGTATGTATTGATAATGATGATTGTCAATTGGCATTGCTTGAGCAGCATCTGCCAATTTGTTAAATTGTTCTATATCTTCAGCCGAGTGCAACAGATCTTCTATACGTAGATGCACATAACCATCGTGATGATATTGATCGTAATCTATCATTGTCTTTCTTTCAATGCTTTGATAGTTTGAGTAAGTCCGTCTTTTAGTGACGTCTGTGGTAATATTCCGTACTTGGTTTGTCTTTCTGCACTCAAGCATCGCAACATGTCTCCGTTGGGTTTTGAAGTATCCCATACCAGATTTTTACTGTTGCCTGTTAGATCCTTGTACACTTCCACAATTGTTTCAATAGTGTCTTTGATTGAAACTGCTGTTCCGCATCCAAAGTTAATGGTGTCATTGATTTCTTTCTCTACCACATCAATACTTGCTTGTGCAACATCGTCACCAAACACAAAATCTCTACGAGCAGATCCATCACCCCAACAGATCATGTCGCCAGTGGTGTTAAACAATTTCCAGACATTGGCAGCGACCACTGTGGCATCTTTGGAAAAATTATCATTGCATCCATAGATGTTGCTAGGACGAATAATGGTCCAGTTTTTCCAACCGTGTTGAATACGCATGGCATCCAGTGCCAGTTCTCCCATTCGCTTGGTCCAACCCGGGTGCCAATCGTTTTTGCTGGGTGCAGTGCTCCATACACTGTCTTCTTCCATTATGTCTGCAGGAGCATACACACCAACAGAGGACAGGTACACAAACCATTCTACATTTGCTTTGTAAGAAGTTTGAATCATGTTCATGTTAAACATACTCATAGGAAACATGTAATCTGCAGGACACGATGCAGTGCGAGAAGGAGATCCTTTGATTCCTGCAATGTGCAACACAATGTCAATTTTGTTGTTTGCAAACAAACTTTCACAATGGTGTAGGTAAGTCAAATCCATTTGAACCAATTTGATATTGCTGTGTTGATTTGCCAAGGCAACCAATTCGTCACCCATTCTAATATCAACAGCGTATACAGTTGCTGCACCTTGCTCAACGCATTTGCGAACAGCAGGTACACCAACTAGCCCACTGGCTCCAGTTACAATAATTGTTTTGTTTTTGATTTGCATAATTTATAATGTGTTTAAGAAATCCTCAAGAGGATTATAATTGATCAGACTCAAGAAGTGCCGCTGGTTATGTATCAAAATATCCACAACAGAATAATACCAATCGTGCAATTCTTGTATATCCATATCTGCAAATCGTTTAATTTGTTTTTCTATCAATTCAAATCGTCTAACAGGTTGCAGTTCTTGATCATAACTTTCGTCTATATAAGGATGAAATGTTTTGAATCCCAACCTGCGTATTTCTTCCAAGGCTTTGTAATTTCCTAGATAGATAAAAGGTTGTAGATTCAATATGGGCCTAAATGTTTTTTCTGACAAGAACGGACTTGATACAGAATCAAACTGTGTTTCAGAAGTGATGTGCAGATATGTGTCTGCATATATTTCTTTTTTGTTGTTTTCATTGGTTTGAAAACCCATTTTTCCATCAGGGGTAAGATTTTGTGTATCGACTTCGTACGGCAGCATGGACTCGATAGTTTTGATAATGTCAGCAATTTCTTGATCGGTGCCGCTTACCAATGTTTTTACTTCTGACACAGGATCATGTATAGGAATACTGTGTAAAAAACTAAAGATGCCATCAGCTAGTAAATTGTATTTGATTGCAACATGACACAGAGCCATTCTATGTGCTCGGTTCATTGTTCTGTTCCAAGACAAAAACTTTTTTGGTCTAATTAAGGTTGGGTTCAAGTCAGACTCGCGAACATAGTCGCATCGATATCCCAACGACGACATGTCCATAGGGTATCTACAACCAATGTCTACCTGTTGATGCAGTGTAGCATGTGCAGTACCCTGACGTGCTGTTCCTAGATTTTTTTCATGAAAGTCATTTCTTACATTACCAAACAAGAATCCAATACTACTACCTGGAATTCCTAGTTTCCTCAAATAGTCCTCGGTGTTTTTCAATGTTACTTCACTATAAGAAGGTTCTGTTAACTGTGAAAATACTATTTTAACTTTGCCAGTTTTAAGATGTGTTCTTAGTTTATCAGATATAGTATTTGAAAAATGGTATGCATAATCATTTCCATTCAATTCAAAGTTGAATCCGGTGTACACATGATCAACATTGGCTCCTTCAATTTCGATAGGATATATGTAAACACAATTGTCATTGTCTTCAATATCATCTTCGCTGATTATATTTTCAAGCGGATAGCATTTCTTAAAGTAGTAGTAAAAATTTGAATGTTTAAAAATAATTCCAGAATTAGGAATCTGAAACTGACTTTCTATTTGTGAAATTCTATCATATTGTCCTTGCACCTGCAGATTACCGGTATGTGACAATACCTTGATCCACTCATTTACCGCAGTATGCATACCGTTGGCCACTGGCACTGATCTGCCACCGGCTTGCACCCAATTGGAATATATCAATTTATATTGCTTACTCATGCTGTAACAACTCATCAACTGGATTATAATTTTTAAAAGTGTACAACAGTTGCTGATTATGCAACAGTATGTCTGTTATGGAATGGTACCAATCATGTACCTGTTGTGTTGTCATGTGTGCAAACTTCTTAATTTGTGTTTCAATCATTGAAAACCGTTTTTTAGGATCAGGTTCTTGATCATAACTTTCGTCTATAAAAGGATGAAATGTTTTGAATCCCAGTGTTCTAAGTGTATTTAATGCTTGATAGTTTCCCAGGTAGATAAAAGGTTGTAGATTCAAAATTGGGCGCCAAGTTTTTTCAGAAAAGAATGGTGTTGAATATTGATCAAATTGTGTTTCGGTGGTTATGTGAACATAACTGTTGTTGTATAGATCTTTTTTGTTTATATCAACAGTGTAGAATGATTTTTTACTTGCAGTGTCCAAATGATGTGTATCTATTTCCAACGGCACCAGTTTGTGTATTTTTTCTGCTATAATATCAAACTGGTCAGTTCGGTCAACCAACATTGATAACTTGGGAACAACACTGTCTTCTACTATATGTAAAAAACTAAAAGTTCCAGTGTCCAATAGTTCATGTTTGATTGCTAGATAACATAGGGCTACCCTATGCGGCCGCATGATTCTATTAAAGGACAGAAACTTGTTAGGACGAATAGTTGTTGCATCAATGTCTTGTTCTCTCACATAATCACTGATATAACCAAGACCGGTATTGTGAGGATACTTGTCCATTTGATTTGATATTTGATACAAAGAAATTTTACTGCCTATTATCTGCAATTTTCCCTTGTAGTCTGTTTTTGTGTTGCCCTGCAAGAACACTGCATGATGTGCAGGAATTCCTATTTCTTCCAACATGTGTTCAATTGCATCAAGTACTTCAATATCTGTACAAGGATCAATGATGTTGACAAACAGTATCTTGACCCGGCCAGCTTTGATAAGATTCAACATGCCGTTGGTAAAGGTATTTTTAAACACATAGTCTACGGACTGTCCATTCAATACAAATGGATGTTGACCTGTTAAGAACTGTGTTGCATTACAATCCAGTTCTATTGGATAAAAATACACAGCATCAGAATCGTTTACTTCGGATTCTTTTACTATGCTGTCAAACGAAAACTTTTTTTCAAAATGATAGTAAAAATCAGAATGCCTAAAGAAATGCCCAGAGTCTGGAACATTGTAAAAATACAAACTGTCAATTTTGTTTATTCTCAAAAATGGTCTGTTGTCATGCAGCAGATTGTTGTCTTGTATGTGAGTTACAATCCACTCGGCAGTAGACGGATGGAGACCATTTGCAACAGGAAATTCTCCCTCGCTTGTTTTATACCAATGAGAGTAAACTAATTTAAAAGGCAATCCATTTTCCTGAGCCATAATGCGGGTACTTTGATTTGTATGTGTAGTGCATGACATCTGTGGGGATATCTCGCTTTTTGTTCCATGTTACTTCTGTTGGAGTATAGGTAGAAATACCGTTGTCTTCTACAATAAAATACAAAGGTAGATCAAAGTTTCTGGCATACTTGTGTACTTCATAAAATATACCACCTTCGAAACTCATATCACCAACGAAACACCATACCTTATCGGTACCACCATCTCGTTTGATTGCCTGCGCCACACCTAATGCAATGGGCAGTGTAGCCGACACAATTGCACTGGAATAAAAGTGTTGATCAATGTTGCACAATGTAATAGATTTACCTGCAAGTATTTCGCTTTCTATCCAGTTAGGATCTATGCCTTTTAGCAGCGCATGATAATGACTGCGCCATGTGGAAAATACCCAATCAGTTGTTTTGATTCTTTTAAAAATTTCTATCAGCGGTTCTTCGTTACCGTGCGACAGATGCACTGGCCCACGTATCTTTGCTGATTCCCAATGTGACACAATCAGTTCTTCGAACTTGATTAGGTCTTCCTTTGTAATATCTATATCTCTAACAATTTCATGTTGATTTAAGTTGTGTATCATCTGTCTCGCCTTTGTAAAATAGGAGTTGTGGTGGGCCATTCAATATCAAACTTTGGATCGTTCCATTTGATTACTCCTTGAGAATTTTCATCAACATACTCACCTTCGTAAAACAAATTGTAATGAAAAATACAATCTGTTAACGCATAGTGTCCGTTGGCAAAGCCTGGGGGTACCAGAACTTGATCTCGTGTGTGCTCACTGATCACATAAGATTCCCATTTGCCGTATGTGGACGATCCTGGCCTAACATCCAGCACCACAAGATATATGTCACCAACCAACGCTTGCACCAGCTTCCATGTCTTTGTATCGTAGTGCAGTCCTCTTAACACGCCTGCATAAGATTTTGAAAATCTTCCATGCACAGCACAGCCGGGTGGCAATCGTTTGTTTACAGGATGTGCTTCGGAATGATACGTTGTGAAAATTTCACCTCGATACTCTCTATATACCGCAGGAGTATAGACAGGCACCTCAATCTCAAACGTTTTCAAATACCCAACATCAACATCTTTCCAATTTTTGTTTTTGTAGTTCATATAATATTACCAAGAAGTAACTTTTTGATGCAATTCCTGAATGACACCAAGTGTCATTGGTTCATTTTTGTAAATTTCCAATAGGTGACGGTGATTGTATATTAGAGTATCTTCCATGCTCCAATACCAATTGTGTAATTCTTCCTTGCTCATTGCACAAATTCTAGCAACTTCAGCTGCAATCATATGTATGCGACGAGACAGATCAGTTTCTCGATCATAACTTTCGTCAATGAACGGAGCAAATGTCTTAAAGCCCAATCGCTTCAATTGTTCCAATGCTCCAGGAAATGCTATAAACAAAAACGGCTGGAAGTTGGCAAGTGGTTTGAAAACTTTTTCTGTAAAAGATCTATACTCACCATGTACATAAGTTTCTGAGGCAATGTACAAGTAAGAGTTTTCGCTTTGCTTGCTGTGCATGTCGCCCCACCCACTCACAGTTAGATATTTGCTGTCTGGCTCTGTTTCCAAACTGTGCGGTAACTGTTGATACAACTTGTCAGTGCGTTCTTGATCCAACACAATGTTTAGATTCCTGGAAACTGATGTTCCGTGGTCTACTGTCATTTGATCAAGAAAACTCCAATCGCCTTTGTCCAACAAATCGTCTGCTGCAAGTTTGTGAAGCATTGCAACTCTGTGATCTCTTGCACGACGATTAGGAAAAACAAAACAGTGTTTTCTTATTTGGTCTCTGCTGGCATTAAATGATTGTTCAGTCATTCTACGATCAGGATTGGCTGCATAATGCCAAGACATGTTGCACAACAAGAAAGGAAAACTTCTTACTTGCAGTTGTCTTTCCTCTGGGGTGAACCAGGATTCGTAAACCTGCTGTGCATTGAAACTGTTGACAGCAAGAATAATTTGTTCTTTTGGAATGCCACTGTATTTCAAACCGTGGTGCAGTTCTTTGTATTCTGAGTTTTCAATAAAGTTTTCATTTACCCAGTCTAAGAAAACAATTGCTTTTCTTTCACGCAGATCTTGCAACACTTCTGCAGAAATGTGTTTCCAGAAGTACTCTCCATTCAACTTGCTGCCAACTTGATCAAATCCGGTGAATTTGTTAAAATGAGGTGTCACTTTGATAGGATACACATATCGTTGAAATCCATCTGCATGTTGAGTTTGTTTTCCAAAGTAAACAGAATTTTCATAAATGTCTAATCTGCTGTGAAAGCAAGGCGCACGAACATGAGATCCATTCATCCTTACACTGTTGGGCCAATGACCATATGATTTTCCAAACATACGTTCCATTGGATTTTTTTCCAGATCCAAGTCTTCGTCAAAAAAACTTTCAGTCTTGAGTCTATTGGAATACATGGTGTGAATGTAATTTACTACTCCCATCTCAGGAGCCAGCGCATTGGGCATTACAGTGTTGGGTAACACGTAGTCGTAAAAAAATGGTAATTTGTATTTCATAATCCTAGTTTTTCTATATGTAGTTTGAGTTTGTTGGCAGTAATATTGTGTCCAAGTTGACTAAAATGGCAAGTATCGCCAGTTCTTAGATTCATTGTCTTGTCAGACGATGTGTTGTCTTTGAATTCATTGGGCAAGAAATGATCTGTAATGTATTGGTAGTCAGGATTTAAAATCCTAGTTGTTGTTAAAAATACAACATTGATGTTGTGATTTTTCAACATCTGCTGAAAGTTATAATTGTTGACCCGAAAGTTTTGTTTGGCAAATTCAACACTGACAAAATATTTCTCGTACTGTTCAAAGAATTCTACTTCTTCCTTGTTTGGTTGCCAAGCACTTGCATAAGGCTTCCACCGGATCACTCGCCCGCCATCGCAGTAAGGTTCTCCCGGAGGACTGGTATCTTTGATGCCAGCAGGGGCCAGAGCACTCCAAAATTCTGTTCTAGTTACTTCTGTATACTGAACAATAAGCAAATCATTTTGTGTGAGATTACCATTCAACACATGATCAGTAATTTTTCTCCAGATACGAGAATTGCTGCCAGCGCCCGCACCTTCATGTACATAATCAAAGTTCAGCAACTCAGACAACACTTCACCATATGGGTGTTCAATATCTGTGTAATCGCTGATACTGCACCCTGCTACAAACAATTTTCTTTTCATTTAATTAAGTACCTACATTATATTTATTAACGTAGAAGTTGTACAGGTCATGAGAATACATCTCGTGAGGAATTTCATCATGATGCCAATACTTGGCCTTGGGGTTACTGTATCCTGCATTACGATATTTCCAATAAAAACAATTGTTGTTGTCTTGTAGATCCATGTAACGGGTTTTATCAATTTGATCTAGATACGGCTTCAGATGTTTGTAGTCGTTGAACATATGCATAGTATTACACATTATGTATGGAACTTGCAAGCACTTTAAAAAATACTGTATTTGCAAAACCAAATTGGCACTTTGTATTTCTAGGTACGCAAGGTTGTTGGACATGAATTCCTGACATTTAGAAATAATTTTTTCTTCTTCGGCATTGCCGCCTTTGTAGCCAAAGTTTACACGAATGAAATCTCTAGATGCAGCTGATACGTAATCTGTTGCAACGTCCCATTGTTCATACCAAGTTTCTCTGTGCATTGGAAGTTCTAACCTAGAACTTTCTGTCCATGCTACCAACACTGATAGATTCATGGTATCTGCGTTATAATGTTTGTTGATCCACTCTATTGCGGTGCGAGCGATAGTTTGATTAGTGGCACCGTTTGATGCAACATTGACTGCTACGCAATTCAACTGATTGGCCAACAGATTTCCAAACGAATGCTGTCTGTTGTAAACGCTGTCACCAGTTCCGTCAATTTCAGAACCTGCTGCGTTGCTGCATCCTACAATTAACAGTGTATTTTGTTTCATGTTAGATTCTTTTGATATTTTTGTATTCAAGTAGTGATTTTTCAAATGCGGTTGCACATGCGTTGGGCGAACTCATATCCATTTTTTGTGTCATTGTTTTGTAAAACTCAGCACTGATGTCTGTGTCAAATTGCGGAAAATGCATATTAGCGTATTTGTGATGTGCCATTATGCTGGGATGACCGTCTTTGGTTCCATCACGAAACTCAATCTGCACTTGTTGAGGAGGGGGATATAGTCCATAAGCAATGTCTGCAATTTCATTCACTTCTGCAAGTTTTTCAACAGACTTTGCATTAACACCACTTCCTGGAAGAAGCTCATTTATCTTTAAACCTATCACTATCTTATGAGGTATGTTTTTTGCAACAAGCAAATTCTTCATTGCAACAACAGAAATCCAGGTGTTATAAATTGCCCAATCCAAATTCCATAGATCTGTAGCAAATGGTTGTAGCTTTGGAAAATATGGTCTAACTGACGCATTACGACCATCCCTAGAACGAACATAGTCTGACATTTCTCCAAATGTTCTCCAGTCATTATTGTGATAGAAACTAAATCTATTAATTCCTGTCAGCATGATAATTACATAATCTGTTTTTGGATCAAATTTATACTGATGGTCGACTTCTATCAGTTTGTTCATGATAAAAGAATTAGAGGCACCGCCACGACCGCTGTTGTAGTAATTGTCAAAGTTAACACCAACAAAATCTGCCCATGTGGGCCATATCCATTTTGTATAACTGCATCCGAATGCAAAACATCTACTGCCCATCGTTGATCCTTTTTATGCTAGTCAATGGAATAGAAAACATTGTTTCTTTTTCTGGTATAACAACATCGGACTTGTCGGCAACAGCAACCACATACTGAGAGATGTCACTCCAGTCACCTGTGCCCACATAATGATACTTGAAAGAAAAGTCCGTGGTTTTGTTTAGACGTTCTTCTTCTACCAGCATTTCCCAAAAATCAGAATCACTGCGACCTGTATCATCACTCCATGTAGGCTTGGCCAATTTGCGAGCACGAGTTGCAGTGTTTGTGGTCATACGACTATAATCTTGTGCATAGAAAGGACCACGACGGCCATCTTCAACAGGTCTATCATCGTAGGGATTATCAATTTGATCAAACACGTAATCAAAATCTGCAGACCACTGACCTTGATCATTGATAGAAAAGTTGAATGTTGCTGTGTACATGCCAGGGCCGAACTGACTACCAAATTCTCTAAGATCGATATCTGGATCAAACTTGATCACTGCATCGTAGCCGCCTCTGGTTTTCCATAACATGCGAAAGAATGGCCACATTTCATTTACCAGTGCATCCGCAAAAGGACTGATGTTGGGTTTGATAATGTTGTAATCAAATTGTTCATATTCAACTTCCTTGACCAAGTTGATGTTGTGCAGTTTGATTTTATAATGTTCTTTGGCCAGCGAGTACCTGATGGGATAATCAAAGTGTTGCTCAGTGCATCCTTTCATAAAGTCAATAAACATATGAAATGTTTTCACACGAGTCATTACATGTGTGCCACCTTTTCTAAAATCCTGAGTGATCCAATGATTTTGATACTTGTGCCAAGCTACGTTGAACTTGTGAGGATTTTGTCCCACAATGGTTTCTGGTCCTAATCCAAATCCCAATCCAGCTCCAACGTTGTTTACATTCATGTTTCTTATACGCCACAACAGTGTCATACTGTCTGCAAAATCCTGCAATTCTTCTGTAGGGAATCCCACAATCCAATTGGTGGCTGCAAAGATGCCTACTTGTTTCCCATCTTTAAAGTTCTGTTCCATCTCAGCCACTGTCACACCTTTGGCCATGTCATCCAGTACCCGTTGACTTCCGGATTCAATACCATAGTTTAGGATAATGCAGCCACCTTCTTTTAGATCTTTAAAATATTCCAAGTCCATACGTCCGTCGCAACGAGCATATCCTGTCCAATGTATTTTTAACCCCTTGGCTACCACTGCCTTACAAAACGCACGTAGTTCTTTTAAGTTTCCATTGACCAGACTATCGATGAACCAAATAACATCTGTTCCTTTGTTGTAGTATAGCCATTCAATTTCCTGTACCAAGTCAACTGCCTGCCGTTGTCTATACTTCCAGAAGTGTGTTTCTTCGCAGAACGTACACTTGGCTGTGCATCCTCGACTGATCTCACTATTAACTCCATTGGGTATACAATACTGGCTAAAATCAATGCTTTCATAATCTGGCATAGGAAGATCATTGAGATTGATACGTTGACCTTCTGGTTGCTTGATATACTGTTGTTTGTTGTTGGATATACCCGCTTCAATCTCGTCCAGTATCTCCAGCAGCACCTGTTCGCCTTCTCCGTTGACAATGTAATCATAGTAAGGATGTGCGTTGAACCAGGACTTCTGAACATTGCTACCACCTACTGCAATTTTCAAATTGGGCATTCTACGTTTCAACTCTTGTGCCATCCATTTGGTAGGCTCTTCGTTGGTGTAGTATTGACTGAACCCTACAATCTCCGGCCGAGTTGCTTGTATTTCGTCGCAGGCTTTCATCAACAACGGTTCCAACAAAGGATGTATGTCTTGCATGTATGTGTTGCCTAACCAATGCCATGTTGCGCTAGGATCCCACAGTCTAAATGGCAACTTGTTGTTGGGCTCCCAGTTGTTTACATATTCGTTGTATGCACGAATATTGAGATCCATGATAGTGGTTTCGTATCCAGCACTCTTGGCAATACCGCTGAGTCTAGCTAGATTGAATGGTGGCATTTCAGGAGCCCACTCTGGTAACAACACCAGTACCAGTTTTGTGTTGCGAGTTTTGTAATTTATGTAAACAGGAGTTACATTGGATTGTTGAGATTTTTTTGCATACGGAGCAATGGCATCCATCATTGCACGATGTCTAGCATCTGCAATATCAGCAGTGGGTGCTTCGTGAACAACCACTTCTTTTTTTGCTAGCCCTTTTAAATTGAAATCCAAAATTTACTCCTTGACCTGCGTTATTTTTATATACTTTTTTGGAATTAAAATATCAGTTCCACATGCACAATGATCCTTGCCGCATATGATTTTCTTTGGACCCACTGTAGTAGTATTATACAGTATGTTGCCAAGCACTTCAACCTGTCCGCAGGTGCCCATGCTGACCTGTCCAATTTGATTTATCCATATGCTGTCGCCGATGTTGCACTCCCATCCTTTGAAATGGTTCCTGCGTTCAAGTATCATTTCGTTGCTGAACACTCCGGTCTTCTCTCCAGTGTCCCAGTAGGCTTCACTGTAGAATGGATTTTTCAAATATGGTTTAGGTATTGTGGTCTTGCTGTCAACTGTATGTTCTTGCAAAAATTTTGACTTGTCTGGATCCTGATATTCCCACGGACTGGCATTCAAACTCATTTCATCATACAACGGAGTCCATTCAATAAAGTAGTTGGGTAATTCTTTCTTTAGTTTTTCTCCAAACTCCACAACTTCCCAAAACTTTTCTTCATGCATCAACATCTTGCAACTGAAATAGTTCAACTTGTCACACATGAACTTGGCATTCTTGACATAAGTTTCTTTGTCAGAAAACTCCACGTGAAAACTTGCTACCACATCATCAAACAGGTGATGATGTTTTTTCCACCATGACAACGGTCTACTGAAGTTGGTGTTGACTGCAATAATTGTATTGGGCAAGTTCTCCCTGATCCATTCGCAAATAGGAACAAGGTTGCGCCACAGAGTAGGTTCGCCACCACTGAAAAAGAACTTGAAATTCTTATAACCCAAGGCCAAGTACTTGTCTGTGATCAATTTTAAATTATCAATATACACCAACAGGTTGCTATCATTCCTACTATCTCCGGAATAATTTCCAGGATTGCAATAACTGCATTTAAAATTACAGAAGTTGCTGACTTGCCAAACAACATCTAAATATTGTTGGTTGGCATCTATTTTTACAAGTTCTCTAATAGCCATTCGTGTACCTCTTCTAGTTCTGGAATTGATTTAAACAATTTCTCTTTTCTCATTTTGTCTGTTTCAAACTGAATATCAAAAAACTCTTTGAGTCCTTCTGTGCGTGTGCCTGTTTTAAATGATTCTTGTACAACAGCCGCAGAGTTTATAATAGTTTGATGATAGTTTGTATTCTTTCTAATCTTGTCCCATTTCAGGTACAAACGGTCTTTGTAAAAATCTGGAAGTATTCCCACATTGGCCCACCAGGGGTGTGTCAACAAGTTTAATCTAAGAGTATCACCGTTGGCAGGATCAATATATTTTTTACTGACCATGTATTCAAAGAATTCTGGAAAGTGATAAGCGTTCCAAATGCTGATTGTAGGAGTCAAAAAGAATTCCACATGCGGCGCTTGTTCCTTGATCATTTTTATGTTGTTTTCAACTTCTTTCCATTCTGTGCCGGCTCGTAGATATTCTGCAACTTTGCCCATGCCGTCAAGGCTTGCAAATATTTTGACACGTTTGAATTTGTTCCAGTAGTCTATTACATTTTTGTCTTTGTATTTGAATACACTGAAGTTTGTTGTGTAACTTAACTCAATATCAGTTTTGCCCTGAGCAATCCATTCGTCAAGTGTTTGATAATGTTCAGGAGTGATCAAACTTTCGCCACCGGCAAAGTACACTTCCTCCACATCTTTAAGATAAGGCTTGATGTTGTTGAACAGTTTGTTGTCTTGATTACAAGAGACCACAACACTATCCATGTTGAAATGTTTTTTTAATCCTTCTTTACCAAACTTTTTATCAACATACTCCTTGGCATGCAGACTGCTAAACTCCGGGCCGCAACTGCGACATTTCATATTGCAGATATTGCTCCACCTAATGTCCATGTATTCTAATTTGAAATCTTTGATGGTACCATCTTGTTCAGTTGCATTAACCAAATCCAAATTCTTTTCACCACGCACAATGTTGTTGCTTTGACGCAGACTCCATTGTCCTACTTTCTCAACATCATAACATCTGTTGCATGTGGAAGTGGGTATTCCATTCAACATGTTCTTTCTAAGTTCTTTGTATTCTGTAGAGTTCATCATTTCAATAACACTTTCGCTGTCGGTGTTTGAAACTGGCAAATTGGATTCAGCCATGCAACATGGCAATACCTTTTTGTTGGGCAGAGCATGAAAATGCACCCATGGCAGTATGCAGAACACATTAGTTTTTGGAATTTCGTTTAACATAATATTTTTATCAATCAAATAACTTAGACAATTCAGGAAACACTTTGATAAAGTCTTCTCCTCTTACTTTATCTATTGTTTGTATTTCTTCCTGAAATTTATTTTTATAAGTTTCCCACATGTTACTTGCATGTACCCATTTAATATTAGATCCGATAGATTCAGTATGAGAACTAGGAAATTTATTAGCTGTCATTCTCTCAATTAACTGCTGTAATTCTAATGTTCCAATATTTTTTAACTCTACTGGTAGCGCCTGTGCTGTAAATTGCTCAGGACTGGTCATACTATAAGATCCAAACACTGGAGAGCTTGCAGTGAATATCTGCTGGTCAATCAAGTACTGATAGAATTGTCCCAGTGTGGCATAATTGAAAATACTGACCACTGTGTTCATTGACAGCTTGACATTTGGTACCTGCTTTAATTTAAACAGATTGCTTTCAACTTGTCCCCAATCAGTTCCATGCCGTATGTATTCTGCACGTTCACCGTAGTGATCAATGCTGGCTGATATTTCCACCGGCCTAGAGAACTTGGACCAAAGACTTACAATGTCCTTGTCTTTGAATTTCAAATTGCTGACATTGGAATTGTAGGACAATGCAATATCAGTACGCCCTTGTTTGATCATTTCTTCTAACAGAATATAATGCTCTTCTGTTATCAAACTTTCGCCACCGGCAAAATAAGCATATTCCATATAAGGAACATGTTCTAATACTTCTTGTACAAATTCAGTGCTGTTGTTCTTGGGCAATACCTGAGCATATTCCACTTTGCGTTTTAGATCCTCTTGTTCCCATTGCGAACTAAAGTTAGAATTGCAAGTTCTGCATTTCATGTTGCAAATATTGTTGAACCTGATATCAAAATAACGCATTTTGAAGTTGCCAATGTGCCCGTCGGTTGCGGTATCAGCAATCACTTCATCAAAGTTCTTTTCAAATCGACTGTTGAATTGCGTTCTAAAAGAATTAACACCTTGTTGTTCATGCTGATAACAAGAACTACAGGTAGGAACTTCAACTCCGTTCAGCATGTCGACACGCATCTGTTTCATATGATCAGAGTTTACCAGACCCTCAACTGAAGTATTCAACGATGATCCAAAAAAGTTCTTTGCAATACAACACGAAAAGGCATTGCCCACAGGACTAGTGTGCATATGAACCCATGGAGCCATGCAAAACACTTTGCTTTCTTTTAGCAGTGAATTCTTATCCATTCAGCATCTCACATTCCATAAAGAAATTACCAAGTTCCGGAAATGTCTTTTCAAAGTTGGTGCCGCGACGGCGGTCCAGTTCAGAAAACCAATTGTAAAAATCTTTACGACCTTGGTGTAAAGTTTCTTCTGCATACTCTGTGGATCTCATGTAGTCCACAACTCTCCTGAACTTTTCAAATTCAACACTGGTAAACTTGTTAACATCTGTGTCATCGACATTGCTCTGCATGAATGCAAGACTGTCATCCATGTACATCATGAACTGATCCTTGGGCAAGATGTTCATATCATACTGCAAGGGTTCTTTCAGGTAGGGTGTGTCAAATCTAATCATTTGAGGATTCTGAGTTTTATTGTAAGGATTGTACTGTTGTCTCCATTCCAGTATCTTTACAAGCAACTGTTTGAAAGTGGTCACAGACAAAATATTAAATGTTATCATAAAACTAATCGGCTGTCCTGTGCCTGTTAGATAAGAATTAAGATTCTGTTCCCATATTTTTAGATCCAATCCTGTTCTAATATATTCTGCACGAGCCCCCCAGGTGTCAATACTGGTAAACAGTTTGAAGTCTTTGATGCTGTTGCTGGCAACGATAGCATTGACCTTGCCAACCATCTTGTTAACCAATGCAGGCTTGATGCCCATGTTGCTGTTGATGTTCAGTTCTAGCCAAGGCATGGGATCTTCTTGCACACTGTCCAACAATTTCCATGTGCTGGTATGCATCAAAGGTTCGCCACCAGTGATACGCAAGATGGTAAGGTCCTTACGCATGGTAGGCCACCACTTCCACCATGCATCCACATAGGGGTTTTCTTCTTCGCGCTCGTATATTTTTAGATAATCAATATCGCATCTGTGATTCACAACAGATTCAACAGGACCGTGTTGTTTGATTTCGTTGTAGAAACGACTACTGGCCTTGGGATGGCAATAACCGCATTTGAAATTGCATTCGTTACCAAATGATATTTCCACATACTCAGGATTGATGCTTTGATCCCACTTGCCAGTTGATGCTGTTTTGAATCGTTCGTCTGTGTAGATTGCAGCAGACCTTAGGTGTCGATCACTTAGATGATCTTGTTGCAGATTTTCAATGTTCCAACAGTATTTGCATCCTTTGGTTTGAACACCTGTCAGCATTTCACTGCGTTCAACCTTCTTGTGCATGGTGTTGTGCAGTGCATCTGGTGTTTTTTTGATTTCGTCAATGGATATCTTGTGTGGTGCTGGATGATAGCAACTGTGAGTTTCTCCAGTCTGGAGATAAAGATTTGTATGATACCATTTGGCCAAACAAAATGTCGGACTCACATCATTGATGATCGGTATTACTGTTCTTATTCTGTCGCCTAAATTTTCATTCATTGTTGTTTTACTTTACAAGTTTTTTTAAAAGTCTCTTCTAACCAGGATCTATCGTTAATGTTCATCAACATTTCATAATTGTTCACATGTTGATTGACAAATTCAACGGCACATGCATGAGCATCTTTGGCATAATTACCAAACGGCACAGCAGCATCAACCGATTTCCATTTGTCCAATCGCAATTGGTGTTCAGGATTATCTGGATATCGATGCATGTTCACCGACAGCTTGACACATTCTCTAAACACTGTTCTCCATGTGCTGTAGTTGTCTGTGTTGAATGCTGTCCAGTTACTGATATCACTCATGACTTTGATTTTTTCTGAAACACTCGTGGTCATGTCCAGTGTTCGCCATTTTTTCAGCTTCAACAACTTAGACTTAGCAAACAGTTTAACACCTCCGTGGCCGTAAGTCAACTCAACTAATGGATTTTTTGCACTCCATATATAAGTACAGTCTTGATCAAAAACACCGGGCACGAAATTAAATTCCCAACTTTTAAACAGATACGCATCCCCATCTACCACATAGAACATATTGGTATTTGACAGTTTGGCAGCAGCACGATGTGCCTCCAGAATTCCGGCAACACCTGTTATGCGTTTTGCATGAGGTGCTTTTTCCAATACTCTATTCCAATTTGTTTCTGCATTGGGTTCTCCATAACTGATAAAAATAACATCAAGTCTATCAGGCAAGTTTGGTGTAATTACTGCAACTTCTTTGGTGCCAACAACAGAATCTGATACTGACAGTTTGGCTACCCATATCTTTTCATTGTCTATCATGGTGTACCAGACATTTTCATATTCAAAATCGTAGTGTTGAACAATGTGGTCAGCCACAGGATCAAGTTCAAGAGCCTTGATACTGTTGTTGTATTTTATATTGTGTACAGGACTAACATCTGATACAATTTTTGTACCTATAGCATCTGATGTTGCACACACACGAACTGCCCAGATTGGCTCTGCTGCGGATTGTGTGTGTTTTTTGTCCAACATCCACATATGTTCATAATTCAAATCATGCCATGGTATGTGATATTCTATACTGTAGTTTAGCTCAGGTAGGTCA